TGATATTGCAAATATGTCTGATGATGATTTTGAAAAAAATCGTGCAGCTATTTACAAACAGCTTGGAATACCCTATAACAAGTAATGTAAATATTAAAAGATAAAAAGGTAAACTCAAATGGCAAACCTGAACTCAAACACTACTGGTACTATTCTTGCAACAGCACAATTAGTACCAGAACTGTGGAGCAAAGAAGTAGAAAAGCCTTTCTACAAAGCTCTACAATTCGCTAAATTGGTTTCTCGTGACGATAGTCTCGTTTCGAGTGGCGGCGACATTGTTCGCAAACCATTCCTAGATACTATTAACGCTCGTGCAAAAGCAGCTTCAACAGCTGTAACGTTCGATTCACCTGATGGCACGCCTATCAGCTACAACATTGATAAGCACTACTACAGCGCTGTTCTTATTGAAGACTTCGCTAAGGTACAAGCTAGCTATGATGTTGCACAAAACTGGCGAACAGCACAGGGTGAAGCAGTAGCTCGTCAAATCGACACTGACCTTGCTAGCCTTTATGGTTCAGCTGGTACAACTGTTGCCGGTGGTGCTGCTGTAGATGATGCCGATGTAATCGCTGTCGTATCTGCACTTGACAACGCAAACGTTCCACAAAGTGAACGATTTGGTGTTATCGGTCAATATACTAAAGGTGATTTACTTGGTGTTAATAAGTACGTTGCTTACGACCAAACTGGCAAAACAGGTAAAGCTGTTGACGGTTCTGATGGTCTTGTATCAAGCGTATATGGCATGGATATCCATATGAGCCAAAACGTTCAAGTTTCTACAACTGGACGCAACATGTTCTTCCACAAAAAGGCTATTTCACTTGCACAGCAATTGAAGCCAACCTATAAGATGGAAGACAGCGTTGACCACATTGGTATGAAAGCTGTTCTACACGCTATCTACGGCGTTGGTGTAAACCGCGCTAGCGCTCTTGTACAATGTACTCGTACAACCGCTGCTTAGTATTTGGTTAGTAAATTGGGGCTGAGTACTAAGTTGCTTAGCCCCTTTACCTTAAAAATTAAAGGAGTAATAATATGCCATCACGAGCAGAACTCAATTTGCGAGCACGTATGTGTAACGTAGACCCTACGACATATGCAAATGACTCTAAACTCGAACAAGCTGTTATCTACGCAGAGAGCAACGCCGCATCAGGCGCTGGTACCATTGGAGCAGTTCCAACTGCAAACAGTGGAGTATCAGCAACTGTTACTGGTGTGCGCGACACCCTTAGTGGTGTCCATGGAGGGGCAAATATCTAATGGCAACTTCTAAAAAACCTGTAGTAGATGAAAGCGTAATCGACCCATCAGTGTTAGTAGCACCAGATGGACCAACAGAAGTCGTAGAGCATCTCGATGTAGACCCTAACGACCCACGAACTCGCGCTGACCGCTAATAAAATTGACCCCTAAACAGGGGTCTTTTTTTGTGATATTATTTACTTAGGTAAAAGAAAAGAGGTCAAATGTATACCAATGTACACCTTAGAGATTGGACTTTTAAAGCTATGGGTCCTGGCATTAGCAAGGTCGCTAAAGCTGTAGGCGCAACAATGGGTCCACTCGGTAGAAATGCTGTTATAAACAACGGTTATCGAACGTATGTAACGAGAGATGGTGTTACCGTAGCCAACTCTATTAAACTACAATCACGTGAAGAACAAGCTGGTGCAGAATTACTCCAACGAGCAGCACAAGAAGTTGATAGCGACAATGGAGATGGCACTACCACGGTCACGGTGCTTACACACGCAATCCTAAAAGAAGCCATGCCACTTATTGAAGATGGTATTAATCCAATGGTTTTAAAGCGGGAGATTGAAGAATCTGCTGAAGAAATTATTAAATATATAAAAGAAAATACTTATAAGATTGAAAATGTGGAATCATTAGAGAAGATTGCCACCATTGCCGCTTCTGATGAAGCTATTGGCAAAATGGTTGCTAGTTTAGTATGGGAATTAGGACCAGATGCGCTTATTACCCTACAGGGCGGACAAAGTACTCGTACTGAGCTTGAAATGGTTACTGGTGTACAAGTAAGAAGCGGACTGGCTAGCCCATATCTTGTTAGAGACCCAGCCGTTCAACAAACAAGTCTTGAAGAACCATATATTATATTGTGCGATAGAGTGTTGCGAGACAAAGAAGATATTCTCCCTATATTAAAAATAATGAATTCTACACAAGGTTCACCAGCACTTTTAATGTGCCATGAAATCACTACAGATGCGCTTAATCTTTTAGTTCTTAATAGTATTAAACAAGTGGTTAATATTGTAGCCGTTAATGTTCCTCAAGAAATTGTTGATAAAACTTCTTACTTACAGGACATAGCTTGTGTTACAGGCGCTACTGTTATTGGTAAAGATAATGGTGTACGTCTTGAAGATGCTAATACGGAACACTTTGGTAAAGTACAGAGTGTAACTGCTGGCATGGAAAAGACCGTCATTGTTCGTGGTATGGGTGCTGATGAAGATGTAGAAGCGCGCAAACAAACCGTTCTTAAACTTATGAAAGATAAAAGCAAATATCTACCAGACCTCAAAGAACGACTAGCGGTTTTACAAGGAAGAGTAGCTATCATTACTATCGGTGGTAATAGCCAGTCAGAGATTGATGAGCGACATTTCCGTTTTGAAGATGCTGTTGGTGCTAGTAAAACAGCATTGCGTGGTGGAATGGTTCCAGGGGCAGGTGTGAATTTATTTAACGCTGTGTCTGCTGTAAAAGAAACGTCTGGCGGAGCAGTGCTTGCTAATGCGCTTAAATATCCATCTCGTATACTACTTGATAATGCTGGCATATATTCAGATAACTTATTTGATAAAATTGGTGGCACTAAAGGTATTAATGTACTTACTGGCAAGGTTGTTGATTTATACAAAGCTGGTATTTTAGACCCATCACTATCGAATGTATCTTCAGTAAACGTTGCTGTCAGCACTGCTGGCTTGATTATGACCGCTGGTTCGCTTATAGTAAATATTGAGGAAGACAATGATAAAACCAAACAGTAAAGTAGTGTTTATTCGTATAGACGCTCCAAAAGAAAAAACCGACGATGGTATCATGATTTCTGAAGACTGGAGAGATTTACCAGCTACAGGAACGCTTGTTGCGGTAGCAGACGATGTCTCATATAACGTTGGCGATAGAGTATTCTTTGAGCGCTATACAGCTATTGCGACCCCATTCGGCGAAGAAATACGTGCCTGTAGAGAAGATGCTATATTTGCTGTTTATGAGGAAGAAGATGCGTTACTCTAAAGAAAAGGACATGATAGCTCTTAGAGAGACGCTATCAGCAAAGAAGCAGCGCTGGACTCCTCGTGCTAACTTAAAAGACTATTCACTTAAACATAAAGTAACAATGTCTTGGGATTTAAATGAAGACGCAGCCCGCGACCAAATATTTAAATTAGATGTTGGTGGTAACATTGTTTATCTTGACTGGGAAGAAGTGCTTAAAGCTGGGAGATTTGTATGAACGATAAGCCTTATCCAGATTATTCTAAACTGTCTCCCGAACTGCAGGAAAAGATAGCGCAATGGAACAGTAATAAACCAGAGAATAAGCAACTTACTGTTATCTCTGATATTGCTGATATGTTACAGAACTTTCTTGAGTCTCATGATTCTGAAGAAGAGAACGATAAAAAGTTTAGACGAGAAATAGGCTCATTGCTGGTAGACATGCGCGAGTCACTAAAAGTTATTTCTTCTAAAGAAGATAAAGAAGCGCCTGATTATTCGAAACCAATCATTACAGCGATTGATAAACTTTCTAAAGTTATTGATGAAAAAGACTACAAGCCTACGATTAATGTATCATCACCAAAAGTAGAAGTTCCAACACCAGTTGCAAACGTTACTGTTGATGCTCCTAAAGTTGATACAAAACCACTTGAAAGTATTATAAAGAATGAGTTATCCACAGCTTTTAAAGAGGCCGTGTTACTTATTCCACAGGTTGATATACCAGAAGCGCCGGATAGATGGGACGAAGTGATAGAGTGGTTAAAGAATATAGATACTGCCTCTCGCCTTAAACCACAATTCCCAAATAGCATTTCAGTCACCAACCCAGACGGTAGTTCTATCGGCAGTTTGTCTGGAAGTAATATCTACATAACAGTTATTAGGGAGAAGTCTACTGACCCAGATGTATCTTATATTGGTAAAGCTCTTCCTGGGACGTTGACAAGTGATGCTGCATGGCAAATCGCAAGTCTTGATGAAAACACTAACTTAGATATGCTTTATGCAGACGGTGGTGCTTTCACGCAGGTTTACGATAATAGAGAGTCATTGACTTATGAATAAAAACAAAGGAGTAAAGATGGCAGAAGAACAGCCAAAAGCTAGCAAGGTAGACGTTGCAGTTCGTCTACTTGAAGAAAAGCTAACAAGAGAATATGAACTAACTCTTGAAGAACTGCGCCAAGCAACCATAACAATCAAAAACGGTGAAGTTACCGTGAAAGGCAAGAAATGAGCTTAAGCAACGCAACAGAAACAGCCCTAGCCCAGTACATATTTGAGGGCACTAACCCTAGCTGGCACGGAGCAACACAACTAGATTTACACCTACACACCGCCGACCCAGGCGAAGCAGGTACATCAGCAACTAGTGAAGCAACCTATACTAGCTACGCATTGGTAACAGTAGCTCGCTCTGGTACTGACTGGACAACCAGTGGCAACACAGTAACCAACGATTCCCTGATTCAGTTCCCACAGTGTACAGGTGGCTCAAACACCCTTACTCACTGGAGCGTAACGCCCAACGGTTCTACAACTATCTTAGTAAGTGGCTCTATCACTACCCCCCTAAACGTATCAACAGGTATTACCCCGCAATTCGCAGCAAGTGACCTCGGAGTGGTATTCGACTAATGATTACTGGTATCAACCAACTAGTTCAGGCAGAGTTAGACGGCAAAGAACGCCGTTATACTTGGCGTAAGACACCGTCACAGGTGACTACGGCTGGACTTTGGTTTGATTTATCTATGTCGCCAGGCCGACCAGTACCGAAATACTGGTTTGACGCGCCACCTGCTATTGCGAAACAAATTAGCTATTCGCAGGACGGCGGACTAGAACATGGTGGCGGAGTTTCACCTAGCGAAAAATACCTACGTTTAACAACTGGTATCGCTACGGCAGCAACCGCACTACCTTTAACGATGATTCTTTGCGACTACTTACTCTACTACCCGTCTATTGACGACTCTAACCTAGACGAACAGGTAATGGACAACACCGTTACCCTACCTCGTTATACAGACGGTGAGGGCGTACAAGCTATTGCGGTATCGGTAGCAGGTAGGACTGGTGGTGCATCGTTTTACTTTACTTACACAAATCAAGACGGTGTATCTGGTCGGGTATCAAAAACAGTTACAGAAAACAGCGCCGCAGCACTCGTAACTATTTTTACAGCCGCAACCGCCACCGACGGTGGCGGTGGTCCATTCATAGGCTTACAGGCTGGTGACACTGGAATCAGAAGTATAGACTCAGTATTTATGCTATCGGCAGATGTGGGACTATTCACTCTTATCTTAGTTAAGCCACTTGGGACATCTGTTATACGAGAAATAACCGCACCAGTAGAAAAAGATTACTTCATGGAGTCGGGGACAATACCTCGTATCTATGACGACGCTTACCTCAGTTTCTTATGTTTACCGCAAGGTACTTTAGCAGCAACAGCCCTCATGGGAGATATTAAAACAATATGGAATTAACAAGGAGATAATACAATGCCTGGATTCAGTTCACGCGACCAAATCATACAAGCACAGACCAACGGACAAACATGGAGAGCCGATTGGTCTAAAAACATGAACCCTACCGCAGCAGCAGTAGCAAACGAGTGGCACACACTCTTTAGAGGGAACGGAAACCCTGGACCTGACGCAATCTTTGACGCAGGTACTAACTTAACTTTCCAAGCAGTAAAAGACACGACAACTAACGCCGCTACCATACCTCACGGTGGTAACGTGCAACCAACCTACTACAAGTATCTACTTAGTGGTAGTGCCGTAAGTGCAGCAGCAACCGCACAGCCCTCAGTAGTAACTCTAATAGACGTGGTAGGTTTTTACCGTGTTACGACTGTTACGACAACCACAGCACAGGCAACCACTAACACACTATCTCAGAGCGATACATTCACGGCAGACGCGGGTACAGATGTTTGTACATGGACTTCAACGGCGAATATCCCAAGCAACGTACTAACGGGTACTAGAGTTCGCCTAACAACCACCACAACCCTACCTGGTGGTTTAGCAACTGCTACCGACTACTATGTAATTAAAGTATCTGACACGACCTTTAAGCTTGCCACCTCATACGCTAACGCAGCAGCAGGTACAGCTATAAACATCACAGACGCGGGCACTGGTACTCACACGGTTACTTGGTTGCTACCACGTTATACAAACGGTGCAGGACTTAACGCTATATTCTTTAACCCAGCCGCAACAGCTATGGGTGCAGCAACGCCAAACTTGTCACTTGGTTACACGAACTCAAGCCAAGTAGCCTCACGCGCAACCCCAACCGTATTACCAGTCGGAAAGACGGCAGCTTCTAACTCACACATTCTCTACACGGGTGCAACTGGTGCGGGTAAGTACAACTACGCAGTACCTCGCCAGTCAGGTGATAGCGGTATCGCAGAAATCAACACTATTCAGAACGCAACTTCTTATGTATCAGGCTCATACACCGTAGCTCTATACAAAGAACTCGCACGATTCCCAGTAACCACGTTGGGTGTAGCGGCAGAACGTGACTTCTTAAACCAACTACCTAGCTTACCTCGTATCTATGACGGCGCAGCTTTGTATTTCTTAGTCGGAAGTGGCGCAGCAACCCCAGCTAACTCAGCATTTAGTGGACACCTCGACTTCATCTATAATTGATGTAAGTGTGTAAGTATGCTACTATGAGAGGGTAAACAAGGAACAGCAGAATGAAACAAATTAGCCAAGCCTATATATATTTCGCAGACGATGACGGAAACATAGTATCTGAAAAAATACAGATTCCTTTTTTGTTGCCACCAGGCTCTAAGCTACCCGCAATTTTTGCACGAGATTTACCAGAATACGGCATAAAGGTAGAGATAACCAAAGAGGCTGCAGATGAAACGAATTAACATACTACTGGAGGAAGAAACTTACGAGCTACTCCGTAAACTCTCATACGAGCAGCACAAACCCATCTCTAAGATAATCAGAGAAATGGTAGAAAAGGAACTTAAAACAAAGGAATAAATCATGGCACTACTCGGCAATTACTCAGTTATACTAAAAAACCCTGCGACCTTTATAGGTGGTACACAAGTATCTAATTGCCGAAATGCTTTTAATGCAAACGGTCAGAACCTACAGATGTACTACGGAGAAAGTGGTACGGTTATTCCTCTGACTTCATCTATCCCTAGTGGTACAGCCCCACCCTACAGTTGGCACTTTGCCGAAAAAGGCGGTGCAATAGCTTCTAGTACGTTTACTTCAACTTCACCGTTTGCAGACGGAAATATGGGTGTTAATGGTGATTCTATCGCTAGTGTCATAGTCACAGGCGAAGCAGTCTTACAACTTGTAGCCTCACTTCAAGCAGACGGTTCAGTAACAGTCACAGCTTCGGGTGACGGATTCGGTTCAGCTTCTTCTCCTGCTACCGCTAACGTATCAGTCGTTGGAACTTTGGATATTATGGGTACTGGTGGTTTGTTAGCCACAGCAACCGTAGTAGCCTCTCCTACAGCCGATATACAAGCTACTGGCGAACTACACTCGCTTGTTTACCTAAACCAATCAGAAGCCACCATACAGCAATTAGTAGACGGGGTAGTGCAAGGACTTATAGACCTCGGCGCTACTGGTGGGCTAACCGCTGAGGAACACGCACAGCTGATGAAAACCCTAACCACGGTCAATTTCTTAGGGCTTAAGTAATATGTAAAATGTTTACCACTTTTATAAAAATAATCATTGTATTACAAGTATTATCGTTGTTTTATAATGGTGGTATACTAATAGCAGAACCCCAAGGGGAAGTAACAAAAATAACAGGAAAACAAGAAATGGACCAATCATATCGACAATGGCTACAATCACAAGCCAACAATGGCGGTCAGTTATCTGACGCGCTTCTACAAGTAGTTGGTGACGACGGTAGATTAAATGACTTATGGACCTCAAATAAATTAAACCAAGTTGGTTATGGAGACCCAAACCAGGGCGGTTATTTATTCGGTGTTGACCAGCTCCAAGAGGGAAACGCTGAAATGTGGGACAAATACAATGCTCTTAGAAGTGGTGGCGCTACACCCACTCCAGCAAACAACACGACAACCAATACTGCTGCTGCACAAAAAGCAGCTCAAGATGCTGCCACTAGAAGCCGAGTAGAACAAGCAAAAGGCAACGCTTATACAGGTGCTAATGAAAACATAGATACGTTTAGCCGAAATCAATCAAACAGTATTCTTGACTGGATTGAGTCAATGGGGCAACAACAAGAGGGCGTCAATACGCAACGGGCAAACGCACAACTAGGATTTAACAATGCTGGTCGCTCAATACTAGATATGATTGGACGTGGTATGCGTTCCGCATCTACTATGCTTTCAAATCGTAATGCTGGTTCATCATCTGCTGGTGAGGCTATAGCACGCGCATATGGTGATTTAGGCCAGAGCAAGATGTCTGATGCTGGAAACCAATTTGCTATGGCAAATGCCAATATTGACACTACACAGAATGCTCTTAACACTGCTCGTGATTCAGGAAAGCGAAAGTTTGCGCTAGACCAACAAAATACCGTTGATAGTATTTTATCTGACTTCCGAAATTCGATGGCATCATTGAACGATACGTTAATAGGCGCTAGTCTACCAGACCGTATCAATATTGAAGCCGAAAAAGAGAATATTCGTAACCAAATCTTGGCTAAATTATCTGGTTTGACTAACCAAGTAAATCAAGTAGACCAAAGAACAACTCCATTCTCAAAAGAACAAATAATACAAAAAGCTGGAGACCTACAACGCGCCGGCACAAACACTGGTATGCAATTTAATGTTGGCGATATGACAAGCCAATTACAGGGTGGCCCACAGCTTTCTCAAATACCACTCTACTCATTTACTAAAAAGAGGTTCTAGTCATGGCATTGTCTATGCCTAAAAAGCCAAAGCAAAGTCTTTGGAATAAGGTAGTAGATGTCTTTGATGCTAATACTCAGGCAGACCAATATAGACGAGACGTACAGGCGTTTAAACAGTCACAACAGCCATTCTCATACGTTAATCCTACTCAACCAAAACAAGGCCAAACCTACCAGCAACAACAAGAAAATCTCGGCGTAGACCGAAGTTCTATTGCAAGCAACCCAATGCAACGTGCGGTTGTTATTGGTAAGGGTATGTTTGAATCAGGAAAAACACTTGGTGCTGGATTTGGTTATGGATTCGGCCCAGATGTAAAAAAGACAAACGAGGCTCAACAGGCTGCAATTGACCAGCATACTCAAATGCTGCACGACCTTGCAACGTCTTTGAGAACAACAACAGACCCAGTTAAGCAACAACGACTTGTAAATGCATATAATGAGATATATCGCACACAACAAGAAATAATTAACTCGACAAGAAATAGGGTAAACCAACAAATAGAAGCCACAGACCCAGTAAGAATGGGTGCAGCCACCGTAGATGCTGGTTTGACTGCTCTGACATTCGCTACTGGTGGCGCAACTATAAAAGGCGCACAAGCAGCTGCTGGAAAAGCAGCTACACAAGTTATGGAAGCAACTGCTGCTAAGGCTGCTGCTAAGAATGCTGTTCGTGACTATGTTCTTAAACAATCAGCAAAAACTGGTGGATTAGGAGCCACACAAGGTGTTGCTGGTGCATTTATGATGAATGGTAGTGACACTACGGCTTCTGATGCAATAAAAGGTGGTCTGATAGGTGGCACAATGGGAGCCGCTTTACCAGTGGCATTTATGGGTGCTGGGAATGTTATTAGACGGGTGCTTGGACGCGGTACAGACGCTCCTATGGCTGCTATAGAGCGTAATATACCAGTACGTAAAGCTCCTGGACCAAATACTCATAAAGTAGACGTTAAAGTCACAAGAAAAATACCAGTTACTCAATTACCATCTGAGGCAGTATCAACCGATAGGCTTAATGGGCAGATGGTTAAGTTGCAGAAAGATTACCAAAGCGAATTACAAGTAGCCCAGTATAAAGAGATACGAGATAACTTACAGCCAGGAACGCTTACTGATGAAGTAGATGCTAAATACAATCAGATATTTAATGGTCTTACGAAACGTGCAGAAGATAGGACATTGCCGCGTCGTATAGAAGTTACTACTCCAGTAGATAAAAAAACAGCTAATAGCAATATGAGCAAAGAACAGTTGCTGGCAGCAAGAGAATTAGACAATTTAGAAGCTACTACTGGTACTGGTACAAAACTATACGAAAAAAAGATGAATGCTTACATTGAAAAGTATGGTGCTAGACCCACCACATCACTTACTCCAAAAGAACAAAGACGATTAGTAACGCTGCGCTCTAAACAGAATCCTACACACCAAGAACAAATTGAAGAGGGTGTTCTTATGGAGAAAAACGGAACTCCATTTGAAGCGGCACCAGACCAACAACCAGCCACACCACTATACTCACATGAAAATACTGGTAGAAAAGTAGAAGATGGCAAGCTACGACGAGTATTCCTAAGTACCAGTGGTGCTATATCGCGTCTAGGAGAAGTTGGTAGAGACCTTGCAGATAGATTATCAAAACAGCGAGATTCGGCGGAAGTACTTAAGCAAAATTTTATTAATAAGATACCAACAGTAATGAAATTAGACAAAAACGAGATTGTTCAGTTTGCTGATGCTCTTGATGCTTTTTCTCGTGGTCAAGCTCCATCTCAACTTACGACCCGTGTAGCACAAGCAGTACGAGAGTGGACAGACGCTATTCCAACTATTCGTCAGCACTCATTGAAGTCAGGTTTAGAGGTTGGTGACTTGGGTAAGTTTTATTTCCCACGTGATTACACAAAGATAAGTGATGGCGATTTAGCTCAGAGTATCGTTACATCAGAAGCTAAAAATGGTAGACATATATCTCTTTCACAAGCAAATTCTATCGTTAATGATATACGTTCTGGAAAAACTGGTAAGTACGGACATCTTGAACAATCACGTATTAATGACTTACCAGGCTATGATAAAAGCCACGAAGCAATCGTTAACTATATTGAAAACTCATACAATCGTATTACAAAATCTAATTTTTTTGGTGCAAATGGCGAACGACTTGCAGAGGCGCGCTCAGCATTACTTGACCAGGGATATTCTCCAAAACAAGTTGATAAAGCCATGCACGATATGGACGTAGCACTTGGAAATATTAAGTATAGTGAAACAGGCTCTAAAGCATCTAGTGGCATAAGAAAATTTAATGCAGTTACTTCTTTAAGTGCTGCAGGTATTTCTAATGCTACTCAATTAGTAAATGCTGCTACACGTGCAGGTACTTATCGTACATTAAAAGCTATTGTTAAGAGTCTTGGTGGAAAATCATTTGGCTCTGTTGATAGAAAAAAAGCTCTTGATGCTGGTATATTACTTGACCATAGCATTAAATCAATTGCAGAACAACAACTTGGTACTGCTGGTAAAATAAGTAGAAATATAGCATCTCCATTCTTTACCGCTGTTGAAAAATTCAATCGACAAACAGCAGGAATCGTTGGTATTGATTATGCTAATTCTTTATTGAAAAAAGCACTTGCAAATGACGCGAAAGCAATTAATGAATTACGCACAATATTCGGCATAACTGGTGAATTGGGGGAGAAACTCACAAAGACACAAGAGATACAGGCTGCTCGTTCTATGGTAAAAATTTCTCAATTTAAAGTTGACCCAATGGATTTACCTGGTTGGGCAGATACGCCTATTGGAAAATTAGTAGTACAGTTTAGAACATTTGGGTATAAGCAAAGTAGTTTTGTATGGAACGAAGTGCTAAGA